AAACAAATTTAAAGTTTGAGGCCGTTTCTCCAGGTAAATAACCTTCTGGAAAATCAAAGCTATCACTATCATTTGCTCTAGCATCTAGAAAAGTTTCTATAGTATCTGCCTCTGTTTCTGATACGTTGTAAGTGAAATTAAAAACTTTTGGATTTTGATGTTGAGCTAATCCAAATAAAATCCTATGTTCATAACTATCAGCAAAACGAATTGTTCTAGTATTTGGTGCGGATCTTTTTTGTTGTCCGTATGTAGGTTTTATTGATGGAAAAGTAGCCATTATGCAAGCATACCTCCTGGTCGTTTTTGCTTAATTAATTCTGATTGTATAGCAACTGAGATAAGACGGCCAAGCTCTCTACCTTCTTCTTCATCTCCTTCTACATTAGATCCAGAAGCATCTACGTTTACTACTATATTTGTTGAACCACCAAGCTCATGGTTTGGAATAATAGTACCTGCTCTATCTGGAACAAATAATTCAGCACCTTTTTCTCCTACGATTGAAGGTCTGCCAACAGGAGGTCTACCTCCATTGGCAAAACCAATAGCTCCAAGCAAACCACCTGTTACAGATCCACCTCCAAAGTTCCCAAATATTGCCATGTTTAAAAAAGCATCAGCAATTTTATTAGTAACATTTCGTAAAATATCATTTAGAGATTGCGTTCCTTGTATTAAACCTTTAATTCCATTACCTATATCAACTGCGATTATGTTAGATAGTTGCTTGAAAGGATCAATTAGTTTTCTTGTATTTTCAACCACTTGTGCTTGCGTATCTCTAGCTATTTTTAATTTTTCTATTTTTTTATCTAATTCATCAGAACTTAACTTTTCATTTTCACTTATTAAAAGTTGCAATTCATTTTCTAAATTTGTTAATTGAAATTCTTGTTGCATTAAATTTAATTTATCAGCACTTGTAGTTAACCTTTTTTGTTCAATTTCTAATGCTTGCTTTAAAGGAATAATTTCTTCTGTCTGAAATTTTTGATTTGCTTTATCTTTAAAAGGTTTTAAAGGATCTTTAACTGGTGGAAGTGTAACAAATCCAGGTTTACCAAAATCAGGATTATTAACTGTTTGTTCTCCAGGAGGAATATTACTTAATTTTGGTGGTTTTGTTGGATTAAGAATAGGAGCTATTTCATCTAAAAGCTGACCTCTTTTGTCAAGATCCAATGCATTAGCAGTAAAAAAATCTACTGTTCCAGTAACACCTCTTGATATACCTTCTGGTTTTTTTCCTTCAATTAAATTATTAAGTTCTTTAATTAATGGACTCAAAACATTTGCCATCATTAAAGTTAAAGAAGTACCTAGTTTATTTATTTCATTATTAAAAGTTTTTAATGTCTCTGCATTTTCTTTAATGTCATCAGCAGTTAATCCAAATTCTCTTTCAAATTCTTTTAATAAAAGTTCGGCAGCACTTGTAGTTAAACCAAGTTTTTCAAGTTCTAAAGCTAAATCTCCTGTTTCTGTTCCTGCTAATCCCAACCTATTAACAAGCATTTCAATATTTTCTGTTGGTTTAAGTAATGCTTTGCTTAGTTGATCTAAAGTACTGCCAATGGTAGTACCAGCAATAGAAAGAGCAAAACCAAATTGTCCACCTATTAAGCCACCAGCAACACCACCTATACCACCGCCTAATGCAGCAGTAGCTCCTTGTCCAAAAAGTAAAGGAAAACCACCACCAATAATTCCACTACCTATAGCATTAGGTAAACCCCCACCCATTCCACGTCTATTACGATTTTGATTATTGCTAATTATTTGTTTTCCGTTTGAACTTAAAATTAAACCTCTTTTTTTAAGTTGTGCATTTATTCGATCATTTATAGGTATTTGCTTTCTATTTGCTTCAAGTTCTTTTATAGATTGTTTAAAATTTTTACGTCTTTCATTTTGCGAAGCAATAATACTAAATTTTTTCTTTATTTCCTCTGCGACAGTTTTTTTTGTTTGTTGTACATTTTGTTTTATAAGTTTATTTTCTTCTTTTCTTTTTTGATTAATTTTATTTATTTCATCTTTAAATTCTTTTTGAAACTCTTTTTGTGTTTCAAATCTTTCTTCTAATTTACGAGTTTGTTTTGTTTCAAGTTTTAATAATGCTTCTTGTAAAGTTTTATTATCTGCTGCTGCTTTTTTTGCTGTTTTGCCTGATACATCATCTACTAATTTTTGTTGTTCAATTAATCCTTTATTTAATTCATCTTGTGCTTTGACATATTGTACTGCTGCTATAGTCGCTTCTTTTGTTCCTAAAGCAACTTCTCTTAAGTTTTTTGATGCTGTGCCAAGATTTCTTTGTAAATTACCTACACTTACTGCTAAACCCTCACTTCCTTTAGAAAAAGATTGTAAGAAAATATTTGCACCTTTTATATTTTCTCCAAAATCTTTTACTTGTTTATTAAATCTTCCTAACTTTTCAGCACCTTTTAAAGCAACAGCAATATCAACATTATAATTAGCCACTTGCTATAAAAATTAAAACATTTTCCCTATATTACCTTCTTTTGCCTCGTAAAGCACTAGCTTTTTGTGCTTGTTCTTTTTGTTTTTCAAATTCTTCACTTTCAATTTCATTATATGCAGCCCAACCTATCATTTCTTCAATAGTTAATGTCTCACATAATTCAGCTACAGTTTTATGTAATGTTTTTGCTAAAGAAAATAAAAACTGCCAATCTTTATTAGCTTTTCAAATCGGCTTTAGCCTGTTTTACCTCCTTATCAGCACCAGCATTAATCATAGCTAATTGTATTTCTTGTAAAACGCTTGCTTCAACTTCTCTTCTTAATGAAGCTCTATCTCCATCTTGAAATAATCTTGTGCCATTTTCATCTTTTGCTTTTTCAATCATTAATTGTAGTGCAAAATCATTAGCGTCATCAGAATCAGTTTTTTTCTGTATTGATTCTCTTTCTGCAATAGTTAAAGGATTCCAGTAGATAGTAAGAATAATCTCATCATTTTTAATTACATCATGTTTGTAAAGTTGAGAAACTCCAAACTTGTTTTTTAAAAGATCAACTGCTCTAGTCATGTTATTGTATAGCTAATATCATTATACTAAGCGTTGGCAGTAAATTGGCAAGATATTAAGCCTAAAAAATGTGAAGAATCATCACGTTCAATCGGTGTAACTCCAACAACATCAAGAACTCTTGGAGTACAACTAAATGTATCGGTATAATTAGAAGCATTAACAGAAGTAAGTCCATCAATAACAGCTTCGCCTAAAGCAGATAAAGTTGCACTACCTTTTCCTCTTGGAACATAGATATTACATTGAATGACACCAGAATAAAAATCCTGTGATGCACCTTGAGTTTGAGTTGTTGCCTGTGCAAAATCAACAGACATAACAATATATTTTTTAGTTTTTCCTGGTGTTTTATAAACCATATTGTCATAAACCATTTCAACAGTAGCGTCTACTGCTGCAACTGCATCTGTCACTGCTTTTTCAAAAGCTGCTCTGGTGTTAACTAAAGTCATGGATTAATGTAATCAACAAATACATCATCAGTACCACCAAATAAACCGAAACCTTGCAAGTCTCTTACATTCTTAGATTCATATTTTACTCCAGAACCATAAGTACCAATAGCTAATTTTGCTTTTTCTCTAAATACTTGATTTATTAATTTTCCTAATTTTCCTTGCACATATTGAGGCACTCCGCTTCTTGGAGAAGCTAAAGCTCTGGCTGCATATTCTGATCTATTACCAATAAATACTTTTGAAAAAGGTTTAAAATTAAATGATAATGTGCCAAGAAATCTAGGTTCAACTACTGCACCTGGAGCTTCCACACCCATTCTTGAAGGTTTAATATTACTCCACGGAGCAAATTCTTTTCTTGATTGATCTGGTCTAGGTCTTTGAGTACTGGCTGTCCAACTTGAAGCAAAGAAACCAGTATCAACAGGACTATTTTGTTTTGTAGATAAATCAGTAATAATTGTTCGTACAAAAATATTTAAATCTCTTTCTAAATTACCAGTAAGATCCTTTTCTATATTTTCAATACTTCTACCTACAGCCATTAGAACCTCACTAATAAAGTAAACAGATAAGTCTGTCCACCTTGTCTTGTATTTATATTAACTATCTGTCCTACTCTTGTAGATCCAGCATAAGTTAATGTAACTTCATCTTGAAAATCAGGTTGATTATTTCCAATAAGATCAGGTGTAATATAAATTTTTGCTTCCCTTCTTTCTCTGCCATCATCTTCAGTAGAAATAACAAACTCAACAGGAGCTTTGATACTGTAAGTCGTATCACTTGTAGTATATGCACCTGTAGCCGTGTTATAACTTCCCGATGCTTTTCTTGTATAAACAATAGAAGAATCAAAAGAAGATCCAAGATCAGATACAACCTGTTTTGCAATCTGCTTAAATGCTGAATCTAACTGTCCTGCCATTATCCTCTAACCACCCTAAGTTGAAAACTACCAGCACCACCAAGCATATATGCTCCAAGATAACTTTGTAGCCACGGGTAAACATCAAGAATATTATTTACAGATCCAGTTCCCTGACTTGCAGTATTGTACTTAACTTGAATATCTCCTAGTTTTACTTCTTCAAAATTACCATCTTTACCAGTAGTTCCTGTTATAGCATCTGTATCATTTGCCAAGGCTCTAGCTAATTCATATTGTGCATATTTAATACCATTGGGTATTGTCGTACAAGCTAACTCAACTCCATCAACTTGATAATTTGTTCTTGGGAATTTTAGTGCCTGACTTTCATCACATCTATCACCATAAAAAACTAAGGTATCAATCCATCTTGTAGCTGATATTAATGCTCTTTTTTTCTGGTCATCTGTTTTATTTGTCCAAGTTGAAGAATCTGGGGAAGTATCAAAGTAATCGTTAGATTCAGATAAAGTGACATAGCTATTAGCAGTTTCACTTTTTATAGTTGCATTTATGGTAGCTGCCACGATTATTAAAGTAATTTAGTTTTATTGTAGCGTAAAGAAAAAACCCCACCAATATTTGATGAGGTTTTTAAATGGCATGACCACTGCCAATCTAATCTTAATGTAAATTAAGACTTTAAGGCATTTGATAATGGTGTGTTTACAAAAATTTCAACCATTGGAATCTGGTCAATATCATAAGTAACACCATAATTAGAGCCAGTTCTAAGTGCAGTGTTTGTTGGGTTATCAGCAGCATTTGTCCACTTAGTACCCATAACATGATATGCAGTATGGTAGTCAACAGACATAACATCTTGCTTAGATAAAATGTTTCTTTCTGCTTCAATACTTAACTCAGATTGAACACCCTCAAGAATTGTTCCTGACTTCATTAAATAGCAACGGAACTCCTGACGATTACCAGTAGTTGTTGGATCGTTAATGTTTACCTGAGAGTCGATGACAACTGTACAACCAGCAAATTGACCGATTGATCTATCAGTTACACCAACACCACCACCACCCCAAGTTACTGCACCGCCAGCAGCAAGAGCAGATGTTGAAAATGTTAGTAAACCTACTTGATATAAGTAATAAGCAACCGCAGGGTGAACTATAAGAAGATCAAGTTCTTCTCCTCTTTCTCCTATAAGAGAACGAGCTTCTGCAACAGTAGCAGCAGTAAGATAGTTTGCTTCAGCAGTAGAACCAGAACCACCTAATTGCTTTTCAAGGCGATGACCATTAAGAGCAGTATGGAATAGTCCAGTTAGTGTTTCAAATAAACGAACAGAGTTCAATTTATTGATAGCATCTGCAAGCTGATTTCTGATATGACCCATTGGATCTTCACCAGCAGCTAACATAGCAACGTCATCAACAGCATAAGCAAAACCTCTGTGACAGATAGTTGCAATCTGCGTATCTGTACCAATTTTTTGAGGTGTTAGATGACCGTTGGTACTTGTACCCCATGAAGAAGTACCATCAATAATCTCTTCAGTTGGAGATATTGGATTAAATTCTGGAACTTGTATTCTTGTTCCACCTGCTGTTGCATCAAGCAAAGGATTACGAACTACAGCACCAGATTGGATAAATAGGCTACGTTCTTTTATAGCTTGAGAAACGTAGGCACTAAAATTATTTCTCTTAACGATGTCCGCTAGTAGGACACCGCCAGAATAATTCTGAAACGGAGCAGCCATTTAGAATAAATTTGTAATGTTTACGGAGGTACCCTAGTCACGGACATGGGAAGTCAATTTCACGGAAATTAACTATTTTGTTTGAGCCTCTTGCTTGAGCACGGCTGCAAGCTGCGGATCTTGTTCTGATAATAGCATTTGTTGTGTTATATTGCCCGTTTTCCATGGGTTAACCTGACCTCCACCTGCATTACTTATTGGACTAGGTTTTGCACCCATTCCAGCAGCACTACTAGGTTTAAAATGATGTTCCCAACCACTACCAGGATTTTTCAGACTTGTAAGGTAATTTGTTAAATCTTGTTCGACTCCACCATTCAAAACAACTACTTTACCCTCAGCATTTTTTTGTAACTTACCTTGTAACAATGCCAGAGTTTGTTCTGCGTTTATAGCACCTAAATTACTGATCGCTGCTAATGCTGTTGTTTTGGTAGAAGCCATTTCATTAGAAGTTTTTAAATCTTCTAACTGCTGAGATAAATTTATTATCTGTTGTTCTTTTTCTTGGGCTGTTTTATTGGCTTCCTCCCAAAGAGTTTTCCATTGACCTTGATCTTCCAACTCTTGTTTTCGCTGTTGATCTTTTTCTTTATAAACTTCGTTTAGTTTACGTTTCACTCCTAAACGATCTTCTTCTTTAGCAGCTAATTCTTTTTTCAAAGCCTTAATCTGCTCTTCATATTGTAGTTTTACAGGATCAACTGTAGTTTCGGGCTGTGTTTGTTGTGAAGCAGTTTCAGCCACGGGCTGTTCAGCATTAGTCACGGACTCAGACTGAATTACTTGTTCTTCGATTGCCATGAATTAATCAGATAGTGGGCTAGTGGTTTTCTTTTTTGCAACTTTTTTCTTCGTTGCTTTTGGTTTGGGAGTAACAGGAGCTTTAACACCATTACCCATCCTTTCGGATAAATCAGGTTCAACAAGCTCCCATTTATAAGTTCCGTCAGATTGCAGAACTTTATCTAGGGATTTAGCCATAAAAATGTATGTACTTGTTTTTTAGTTTACCAAATTATTCAGATTTGGCCTCATTTGCTGAAGGTAACACTTCTCCCTGCACTAAAATATCTCTAAATTCTTCTCTATCTATAATTTGCTGGTCAAATAATGCTGTTAATGCTGTAATATCTTGTCCAATTAATCTTTCAATATCAAAATCTCTACTAATTTTAACTTCTGGTGGTTCAATACCTACATATTCAGCAGATAAATTAAATGCTTTTTGTAGCTTTTGTTCCAATTCCATCGACACCATAGCAAGCATAGAATTTGTATCAACACGATCTAAACGTCTGGCATCAGCAGATTCAGCTACAAATTTTTGTTGACTCAAGGTACTAATACCAAGAGTAGCCATCTGCATTTGTAATTCTTTTATTTCAGCAGATTGAGCATCAAAAGCACTGGAAGCTGGTTCTACATAGTATATTTTGTTACCAGGTTGAGTTGCCATTGCATAATTAACAGAAATAGCTAAATCTTTTGTTTGATCGTCATAACCCTCCATCACAAGCATTGGTTGAGATGCAACGTGCAAACTATGAATTAAATCAGCCTGTCTTTGAAAATGTGCAAGATTAAGATATGCCATATCAAGTAGAGGTGGTTTGCTTACTAAATTTTCTGTTTTACCAGAATAAATCGTAACTA